AGTTCAAGCTGATTTATCAAGGCATACGGGATGTTTTCCGTGTGCGAAGTTTGAGTAAAAAACTATATTTTCAAGGATCCGCGCAGCATTATGGCCGGCAGAGTCACGCTGGACCATTGCGAATTTGCCGCCGTGTTCGTAAAGGACTGCGTCGGGCGGGAAATGTATTTCGCAGTATCCGACACAGAAGGGGCCACAGATCAGGATATCATGCGACTGTCCGAGGCTATAGGCCGGGAAATCGGAAGGAAGTGCGAGGAAAGCCCGCTCCCCCATATGTTCATCGAGCTGGATAAAGTCATCGCCGACTTTTGGGGGAACAGATGACAAAAGAGGAATGGAGAAGGCTCCCGAAAAGAAAGGGCATGAAGGTATACACGGCCAAGTTTAATGCACATTCACGGGTGCGGCCCTGCGGGATGTGTGAATGGACAGTGGAAAGCCTGTATAAGGACATGGCCACCTGCAGGCGCACGACGGGGGATGACAAAATAGACCGGGCCGCATTCCCATGCGAAATGCTTTACACAGAAGAGCAGGCAGCCTCGTACGTAAAGAAGTAGGGACGGGATGCAGGCGCAAACCCTCCAAGGATAGCCCAGAGGGCAGGCGCCTGCCGTTCTTTCCATTTTGTCGATGGATTTATCATTCCAACTGGGAAAGAGTAGAAGGAGGAAAAGCATGAAAGCGCAGGAGAAGACCTATACCGTGGAGGAGCTGGATAGCCTTTTAAACAAAGCGAGCAAAGGAAGGGCAATTATCGTGGTTAAGATGGAGGAGAAAAACGGAATCATCGAAAACAGCGTAATGCAGGCAGGAAGTGAGGGCTGTATGAATAGCTGGGCGGCAGTGGCCGCGGCATTCAGCCTCATCGAATGCGTCACATTAAATGTGCCCGAGATGGGGAAAATCCTTTCCGAGTACATTACAAAGCCTTCCGCAGAAAGGAAAAAAGTACTCGAAGCAGTTTTGGAGAGAGCCTTGGTAAGAGAGAGACAGAGGGAGATGGAGAAATCCAATGGCAATTAACAGCAGGGAAAAGGGAAAACGCGGGGAGCTGGAAGTCGTGCGGCTGCTGCAGAAATATGGGTGGCAGGAGGCCAGACGGACAGCTCAGCACTGCGGGAACAACCCGGAAGGCGCTGCCGACGTAGTAGGGCTCCCAGGCATACACATCGAAGTCAAGCGGGTGGAGCGCCTGAACATTGACGACGCCATGGAACAGAGCAGGCGAGACGCGGCGGAAACAGGCAATGACACACCTGTCGTTTTCCACCGGCGGGCAGGAAAGCCTTGGAAAGTCACGATGGATGCCGAAGACTGGCTTGCCCTCTTCGAGCATTATAAGAGACTGGAAAGACTATTCTATTAATCGAGAAGGAAGAGGGAAAAGAAGATGGACAACATTATCTGCCTGGTAGCAGGTGCCTTCATCGGAAGTCTTATTGCCAGCGTGGTCATCAGTGCCATGGTGCTGGCCGAAAGGGATGAAAGAATAGAAGAATGGGAAAGGATGGAGCGAAAGTCAAAGAGAGAAGCGGAGAGGGAGGAATAGATGATGGGAAAGAAAGGATTGAACCCGGGCATAGCAAGACACATGGATCCAACATTCGAAAAAACGTTGGCTAATTTCCGGCGGGAAGCGAGGGAGATGAGGGAGAAGCAGAAAGCCGCAGACGCTTTCGCCTGCATCAAGGCTATCCGTTTCTATCTCAAAATGAACGGATATGAGCCTGCGGAGGACATTGCCATACGTAACGTGTATACCAGGTCGGTATACCGCTCCGTGGTCCCGGAGGAGAAACGGGCGGCAAGACCGAAGACGCGGTGAAGGAGGGGAAGAGGCTTGGATATCCAATGTTTTTTCGATAAACTCTACGACGAAGGAAAGAAACTGGAACTCTTGCAGAATGAGCTGGAAGTCATCAGGGCTAGAATCGAAGAGGCGGGAGGAATAGGCGGCGTCACCATTTCCGGCGGAGGATCGGGAGGAAACAAACCTCATGAGCTGTCTGACCTCTTCGTCATGGAGGATGACGCTCAAAAACGGGTCGAGACGCAGAAAGAAAAGGTAGAACAGCTAAGAATCACGGCCGGAGTCATTGTGGACACCTTGCCAAAGGACTTACAGAAGATGGTCATGCGGCAGAGGTATTTCTACCTGTGGCCATGGAAGCGCATTTCTGCAGCGACCCACTACAGCATCACGTACGTGAAGACGGTGCGGGCGGAGGCCATCAAGTTCCTCAAGAAATGAAAGACTATACGAACCTGTACGAAACTGTACGGAATAGTACTTTCAAGTTTGTGATATGATATAGTCGGCAAGTTTAGGGAAAGGGATTCCGTGCAAAGCCTGCCTAGAGTTGAAAGCTTGTAAGTCATGCGAAAGGGGCGCCCCAGGAAGGGCGCCCCTTTCCTTTTCAAGCGCAGATAAACAGTTTCTCATGGACAGGTCGGCTGGGATTTTATATAATGAAATCGGAAGAGCCGTGGACGGAAGAGGTGGACAACCATGCGACGCTTAATATGGAAAATCAAATTGGCCGCTGCGTTTATCTACATCCTTTTCGGTGTAATACTTGCAGCATCAGGAATAATTGGGTTCATTCTTATTGATAGGTCTATGCACTAAACATTTGTGGATTTCAAAAGCACTTGCTAATAACTAAGCAAGTGCTTTTGCTTTTAGGGGATACTGAGATGCTAATGAGAGAATGCCCTGTATGCGGAAAGACGCACAGGCAAGGGGAAAGGTGCCCTTACGCAGGAGCAAGACAGCAGGAATATGATGCGAATCATCGCAGCAAAGAAAGCATATTATTCTACCACTCTAATCAGTGGAAACGCATGCAGGCGCTGGTCAAGATGGCTTGCCATGGGTTAGATATGTACGCATTCTACGTGGAGCACCGACTGGTTAAAGGGAGGATCGCACATCACATCATTCCAATATCCCAAGAGCCGGGCAGGGCGCTGGACATGGGGAATCTGATATACGTCAGTGATTCGTCTCATAAAAAAATTCACGATGCTTACGCCAAAAGCGATGATGATAAAAAAATAATGCAGAAAAAATTATTTTCAATTAACAAAAAAATATTTCACGAGGCCGAGGGGTGACTCGGAAAAGTTTTTCGCGTTCAGAATAGGACCGCGCGCCCTATTTTCTCGCGCAAAAAGTTTAAAAATCGCAGACTGTTTTTTATAGGGCTCTAAGGAAGTGATAATGATGGGAAGACCGCGGAAAGTCATCGCTATGCATACCGGGGCGCACACAAAAAAAGAAAGAGAATCACGAACCAGGCAGGAGAAAGAACTTAAGCTGGGGAGGGAGCAGCTGGCTCCGCCGGGGTGGCTTTCACCGCGGGCGGCCGAGGAATTTGCCAGGGTAGTAGAAGAGGCCGAAAAAGCAGATATTCTTGACAACCTCGACCTTTCGGTGCTTGCTATCTATGCAGATGCATGGGATAAGTTCATCAATCTGGATGAGAAGATAAAGAAGGAAGGAGAGGTTGTCAAAGTCAAAGGAGTAAAGTCCACATACACCAAGGTGAATCCGGCCGTTGTGGCCCAGAGTATTTACGTCGACCGCATTTACAAGGCTTCTACGAAGCTGGGAATGGCCGCTACAGACCGGCTGAAACTGGTGGTGCCAATAAAAGAGGAGAAAAAAGGAACCAACCCATATTTCAAGTTCCTTGATGCAGAAAATGGCTGACAGGACCACGGAATACGCCAAATCGGTTGTTACGGGCGACCGCCTTGCCGGGCATACGGAGTTTTTATGCTGCAAGCGCCATTTGGATGATATGGCTAAGGGAGCTGATTTCCCTTATATTTTCGATGCTAAACTTGCCGAATGGCACATAGACATAGCCAATACTCTCATAATTGGTGAAGGCGCTGAGCCAAAACGGCTGGTTACGAGAGGATTCCAAAACTTCATTCTGGGGAGTATCTTCGGATGGAGAAAAAAGAGGACAAAGCTCCGGAGATACCGGGAAGCCTACATTCAGATCGGGCGCCAGAACGGGAAATCTTTTCTCTCCGGAGCTATCGCAAATGATTTCGCCACCTTCTGCGGGTATCGTCTGGGAAGGATATTCTGCACGGCGACGAAGCAGGACCAGGCGGAAATCGTATGGGACGAAATTCAGAAATTTATCAAATCAGACCATAACCTGGATGAACTGTATCAGGTTAAGGAATATAAGCATGAAATCCTGTCTAAAGTGACGGGATGTGTAATAAAAGCCATTGGCAGAGATACTAAATCTGCCGATGGCTTTCGCAGTATTTTGGCCATTGTAGATGAATTCCATGCCCACCCAACGAACCAGATGTACAAGCTGATGCTGGATGGGCAGATTAAAGTGGATAATGCCCTCACCCTGGCTGTAACGACGGCTGGATTCAATCTAAACTACCCGTGTTATGACCAGTATAAGTTCTGTAAAAAGATTATTGAAGGGGCTATCCAAAAGGATTCACAGTTCGTATACATCACGGAGATGGACGAGGAGGACGACATATGGAAACCTGAAAACTGGGCAAAAGCCAATCCGCTGAACCTATGGAAGAATGATCTGGAGCTGGACAAATCCATGCTTGCCAGGATGGCGGAGAAGGCTATAGACGCCAGGGAAAAGCAGGGCGATGACCTGGCTAATTTCCAAACCAAGTCGCTTAACATGTGGGTAAAATACACCGGCGGAGCTTTCATTTCAGCGGAAAGCTGGGCGGCCTGCGGATGCGATAAGAAACTGTCTGATTTTGCAGGTCATGATGCGTTCCTCGGAATAGACCTGTCTTCCGGGGGAGACCTTACGTCAATCACCCTGGCTATCCCGGAAGATAACGGTAAATACTATCTGTGGTCTAAGAGCTATATGCCAGAGCTGCGCCTGACGGAGCACATGAAAACCGATGATGCTCCATACGGGATGTGGTCAAAGGCAGGGCTGATAACCCTAACGTCCGGGATGTATGGAATCAAGACGGATTATAAGGCTATTATTGCTGACCTGCAGAAAATCATAAGCACCTACCATCTGCACATCGTCGGATGCGGGTACGACTCCCATAATGCCGCGGCGTTTCTATCAGATCTGGAAGATGTCCTGCCCTGCGACCTTACGGAAATCAAGCAGTCGGCAAGGAGCCTCAATGATGCCACGAAAGATTTCCAGCTTTCCGTGAAAGCAGGACAGATTGAATATGACAAGGCCAATGCGCTGCTGACATGGAGCGTCACGAATGCTATTATTTCGGCCCCCAACAGCTTTGGAGAAATTAAGGTAGATAAAATGACACAGACGAACCGGATAGACCCGGTAGACGCCATCATAGACGCCTGGAAAATGAAATTCCTGGCGGAGGGGGACAATTCCGCCAGCGGAGAAGAGGCGCTTGATGCATGGCTTGGAATTACAGAGCCAAAGGAAGAAGGTGATAGGAAATGAAGCTATTCGATAAGATATTGGGCCGGTTTAAAAATCAGGATAGCGGAGCGATTTCCATTGAGTCAATCAATGAGCTGTTCAGAAGCACGGCAAGCCGCGCGCTGGGATCTGACCTGTCCGAAATTACGTATTTCACCTGCCTGAAAGCGCTTTCAGAATCCATCGGGAAGATGCCTATCTATCTGATGGACCAGAACAAAAACAGGATTTTGGGGCATGACACCATGAAGCTGCTTAACATACAGCCGAATCCGTACATGTCTCCTATCCAGTTTTTTACAACCATGGAATGCTTCAGGAATCACTATGGGAATGCCTATGCCTACATCCAGGCAGATTCACGGGGACAATTTACCGGGTTGTACATTCTTCCGCCACAGTCGGTGCAGATATGGGTAGTGGATACCGACCCTTTTATCAAACGGAGGTATTACTACTATTACACAGACGTAAAAAGCGGGAAGTCATATTGGTTCAGGCCGGAAGAGGTCATCCACGTGAAGAGCTGGATTACTGGAAAGGATGGGATGGCTGGAAAGTCAGTAAGGGAAATCCTTGCTTCCAATATGAGCGGGTCCAAAGCCTCCCAGCAGTTCCTGAACGATCTCTACCAGAAGGGGCTTACCGCAAATGCTGTAGTGAAATATGTGGGGGATCTTTCAAAAGAAAAGCAGAGCATCCTTCTCAATAGAATTGAGGAACAGGCCAGGGAAAACGGAAGGCGCTTGATCACGCTGCCAATTGGCTTCGACATCCAGACGTTGGATCTGAAACTGACGGATTCCCAGTTCTACGAGCTGAAGAAGTACAATGCGGTGCAGATTGCCGCAGCGTTTGGGATCAAGCCGAACACGTTGAACGACTACAGCAAGTCGAGCTACGCAAACAGCGCGAGCCAGAACCTTTCTTTCTACGTGGATACTTTACTATACAACATCAGTCTCTATGAGCAGGAATTCAATCGAAAACTATTGACTACCGCTGAACTCGAAAGGGGGCTCTCCTATAAATTCAATGTGCAGGTCATCCTTCGCGGGGATCCTTCGCAGCAGGCTGACATTCTTCAAAAGTATGTGGCCAGCGGAATTTACAGTCCGAATGACGCAAGGCGTCTGCTGGACCTCCCGCCAGTAGAAGGCGGAGACGTCCATATCATAAATGGTTCCATGGTAGACGTAAAAGATGTGGGCATTGCCTACAGGATGAAAGGGGGTGATGGATAATGCTGAAATTTAAGAACAGCGCCGCAAATGGACAGGAAATGTATATCACCGGAGATATTATCGATGATGCTGATGGCGAAACCCTTGCCTTCTGGCTCGGCGATGAGGGTAAGGATTATATCAGTACAAAATACAACTGGCCCGCCGATATCAAAGCACAGCTTGACGCAATGGATAGAAACAAACCTTTGACCGTCTACATTAACAGTGACGGAGGGAGCGTTCCGGCCGGCATCGCCATTTCTAACATGCTGAAGCGCTGGGGCGCTCCGGTTACTACAGTAGTTGATGGCTGGGCTTGCTCCATTGCGACGCAGATTTTCTTCTCCGGCAATGTACGCAGGATGCCTACTAATGCTTACCTCATGATTCACAAGCCGACCGTGATCTGCTCCGGTAATGCGGATGATATGAGAAAGGCTGCCGACATCCTCGACACATTGCAGGATGGACTGGAGAGTACTTATCGAGCCGCCGCCAAAAACGTAACGTCCGAGGAAATCCATAAAATGGTGGACACTGAAACTTGGCTTACCGGCGAGGAAGCATGCGATATATTCAACATCGAGCCGCTGGCCCCAGTCAATGCTGTGGCGAAGTTCAACCGTGCGGCTGATAGGTTCAGAAACATTCCGGCGGACATTAAACGCGAAAAATTTACGGCTCAGACAGTGACTCCACCACCAGCAAAAGAATCTGAAAAGGTAAGCGATAAGGCCGAAAAGGCCAGAGACTATATCGCGGCTACTCTGTTAAATGCCAATAAGGCAATTGTAAAGGCAGCTTTTATGGCTGCAGAAAGGTAAAGAAATGCTTAAATCTACCGAATTAAAAAAGGCTGTCGATGCCATTAAGGCTAAAATTGTGGCCCTGCAGGCAAATGAGCAGTGGGATGACGCTGCTAAAGAGGCAAAGAACCTGGAACAGGCTACTAACGAGCTTAATACTGCCATTGCCATGGAAGCGGCTGACCGCGTAACCGCCGGTACTACCGCAGCTCCTGCCGCAGATGACGCTCCGATTAAACGTACTGCTCATATGGATGGACATATTTGGAACAAACGAGTCCGCAATATGGCACTTACCCCGGAGGAAATGAAGTACATGAACGCGGCCGGCACTCCAGGCGTGGTTGAATCTACAGATGGCAAAGGAGGCTATGTGGTACCGACCGAGCAGGAAGCCACCCTGCTGGAATTCAGACGCGATTACACTGAACTGAAATCCCTTTGCGATGTAAGAACCGTCGCAAGCGCAAAAGGCACCGTGCCTACTATTGGCAAGGAAGCCGGAAAGCTCATTGCTTTTGACGAAGGAAATCAGATTAATAAAGATGATCTCGATTTCGGGCAGCTGGCCTATAGCATCAAATCTTACGGCGATATCATTCCGGTATCCAACGAAGTTATGGCCGATGCGTCCATTGACCTTATGAGTGTTATTGGCCGTCGTTTCGCATTGAAATCAATCAATACTGAAAACGATGCCATCATTGCTGCGCTGCCGTCTAAGCCGACTGCAATCACCGACTATAAAGGCATTGCAAAAGCGCTTAACGTTACACTGGACCCGGCTATTTCCGCTACCGCTGCTATCTTCCTTAACCAGGATGGATATGATTACCTTGATGAACTGACCGATGCCCAGGGGCGCCCAATGCTGACCGCATCCCTCGCCGACCCACAGGTTATGCTCTTCAAAGGCCGCCCGGTCCATGTCCTGTCCAATGATCTGCTTCCGACCAAAACTGGAACTATGCCAATCTATGTTGGATCTATGGCTAATGCTGTGGCATTTTTTGACAGACAGCTTGTAACTGTAGCTGCCTCTGCCGAAGCCGGATTCACTTCCAATCAGACCCTCATCCGCGCTATTGAAAGATTCGATGTACGCAGCGAAGATAGCGATGCTATGGTATGCCTGGGCCTCAAGCCGTCTACTACCTAATGTGAGGTGATTAGTCATGCTTCTTCTGTCTGATGTGAAGACCTATCTGAGAGTGGACACGGAAGCTGATGACGCTCTCATTCAGGCGGAAATGAAAGCTGCTACCCATTATCTCCAAGGAGCTGTAACGAACTATGACCAGCACTACGCAGAGGATTCTTCATTCGCGGAGACTGCCGATACCGTAGCGCTGGCCATTGTAGCACAGCTTTATGAAGACAGAACGTCTGAGAAATCCGGAGATTACAGCTATACGGTACGGACATTGATTAACCAGCTGAACCTGTGGGGTGATGAATGATGATAAAGATTGGAAATTTCTCTCATCGCGTCAAGCTGGAAAAACTGGTCCGCGGAGAAGACGACGGATTCGGCGGAGAGTCCGCCTGGACCTGTGTCAAAGAAACGTGGGCAGAGTTTTTGAAAGCGCGCGTCACCCCGGGCGTCTACGATTCTGATGGATCTGCCGTGCTGATTACTCAGGGTATCAGAATCAGGGCTCAGAATGTGGGAAAAGGATGGCGTATTTCTGAGAAAGGGCACATCTATGAAGTGCTGGATGTGGACCGGAGCAGTCCCGAAATCTACGTTCTTACAACGCGGGAGGTCAGAAAATGAGCCGTCACGGAATTGAAATCAAGATGTATTCCGGAGAAGCCGTTCTGAAAGCGGTAAATAACATAGACCGATATACCGCAAAAACCGGCGAGAACATCAAAAAGGTTATCGCTGAAGGAACAAGAGCTATTCATTCGACGGCCGTCAGAATGGCTCCTCACGGTCCCACGGGAAATCTCAGACTGGGAATGAAATATTCTGTTTCTGGCACTTCCGGGGCCATCATGAGCACGGCCCCACATTCGCATCTTGTGGAATTCGGGACAGAGCCCAGAATCACCTACAGAAAAGCAAAAAAAGGCCCCAAACATGCCATGAAGATGCCTGATGGCCGATTTGTGAAGGGCGATATCTATAATGGGCGCATGAGAAAAAAACCGTTTATGCGCCCTGCCTATATCGCAGAAAGGCCCAAAATTGAGCAGGAAATGAAGAAGGCGATTACAGATAATGCTGATTAGAGATGTTCCCTTGGTCTCTCTTCAGCGGGCGGTTTTCTCCCTGCTGAAGAATGGGCAGACCATACCTGTATACGGTGAAGTTATAGAGGGAGCCACCCTGCCGTATATCACAATCGGCTCGGTCACGCTGAAGCCTGTAGCTGTGAAAACCAAAGTTATGTGGATGGCCACTATCAACATAGATATCTGGGCGGCGAGAACTCAGAAAAAGAAGGTCAATGAAGTTTTGAATGATATTGGAGCCCTGATTTCTTACCCGGAAAATAAAATTGATGTGGAAGGCTATGAATGCACTGCAGACCGGGTAGACCTGGTTGAGGCATTCCCGGAAGAAACGACAGGGTATCATGGCACCATGACTGTTATTTTTGAATTGCAGAAGAAAGGATATTAACAAATGCTTACTGCTGATGAAATCAAAAAGATTCCTACAAATCCGGATACCGGAATTGCCGTAGCAGGCAAAGACACCCTGCTTTATGTACTGGGGGCGCCAGCCGAAGGCGGGAAGGAAAACTGGCTGCTTGTAGGCGGGCAGCGGAATTCTCCACTCAAAAGAAAGGCGGATGAACTGGACGCTTCTTGCAAGTCTGATAATGGATGGGGCGCGACTCTCCCTGGGAAGAAAACCTGGTCCATTGCCTATGACGGCCTGCTTGTACTGAACGATAAGGGCCTCGAAATCCTGGATGCCGCTTACATGTACAGTCTCCAGGTGAAAGTGAAAGTCGTTTATCCCGATAAGACCTATCGCACAGGATGGGTATCCGTTACCGAATTCGACGACGACCATGCACACGATGCAGTATCCACTGTTTCCGTAACGCTGTCCGGCGTCGGAGCCATCACAGAGGTCCAGCCGGCGTCTACAACCTGATAGGAGGATAACAAATGAAAAAGAGCGTTGATTTAACAGTCGGAGACAAAACATACTCTCTTTGCTTTACCATCAAGGCTCTTTCGGAATTGGAGCGGCTGGAAGGCCGCTCTTTAATTCTGATGTTTGAAACATTGCACGGGAATCCGGCCGGTTTCATGAACCTGGCTAAAATCGATTTCTTCGCGCATGCTTTAAAAGTCGGGATTAGCGATAAGCCGAAAGACTTTGACCCCTATGATTTCATTGATGACTATTGTAACCAGGAAGGGAAAAGCATCGAAGACCTTTTCCAGAGAATATTGAAAGGGATTCTCGAATCTGGCCTTTTTATCAAGGGCAGTCCGGAAAACCAGGAAGAGATGATCAAGCACCTGACCGGACTGGGATAAAGTCGTTTGAAAAGTGGGTAAATTTCGCAGAACCACTGGCCTATGAAAGGGGCCTAAAACCGGAAGAGTTCGAAAGGCTTCAACCAGGAGAACTCTACAAATGGCTGGAGGCCTGGAGCAGACGGCAGGAAGCAAATGACTATAAAACTGCTTATTTTACCGCCTGGCTGCTCAGCCCCTATGGGAAAGTGGATTACCGGAAAATCGCAGACCCATTGTGGAAAGGCAAAGAGGCTGTTCACGAGAGGGACAGTCGCGAACTTCTGGAAGAACGGAAGAAACTGATTGAAGAATTTGGACTTAAAGAGGGTGAAATAAATGGCTGACATCGCGGATCTGGTAGTAAGGATTGGAGCCGATTCATCTAAGCTGGTGGCCGGGCTGAAGGATGCGAAGACGTCCATAGATAAGACCTTTGACCCCAAGGGGCTGAAAGACTTCCAGGCTGCTATGGACGGGCTGTCCGGTTCTATGGGAGCGGTCATCGGGAAGGCCGTAAAATTTGCCGCTTTGGCAGGCGTAGATTTCCACATCATGTCTTCCGTAAAGAGCGCCATTGAAGCAGGGAAACGGCTGGATGAGCTGGCCGCTACCCTGGGAACAACAACAGCGGAAGCCTCCAGATTCTCCAAAACCATGACGCTTGCCGGAGGAGATGTACAGACGGCAAGCACTGCCATCATGCGACTGGACAAGACCATTTCCGGAACAGGGGAAGCAGCAGACAAGGCAAACAAGGTGCTTGAAATTTTCGGCGTGTCCCTGGCGGATGGGAACGGAAAACTGCGCCCCGTTACAGAACAGATGCAGGCGCTGGCGGAAGGGTTCAAAAAAGCTTCCGATGCTGGCTATGGGCAGGAATACCTAATGGAGACATTAGGGTCCAGAGGCCTTTCTCTCGCCGGCGCACTAAATGACTACGCAGAAGCGTCGAAGGCGGCGGCCCAGATTAAAGGAATCGGACTTGATCCGGAGCAGATGAAAGAAATCGGCCTACAGCTGGATATGGTCAGTATGCAGGCAAAACAGTTCGGGCTACTTGTGGGGTCGGCCATGGCGCCGGTTATTTCAGAAATACTGCCGACATTAATGTCAGGGCTGCAGGCTACGGCTCAATATCTTTCTGAAAATAAAGAAGAAGTAGCCAGTATCATAAAATATGCAATTGAATTTTACACGATATACAAATCTCTGGCAGGCTTTTCTGCAATCGGAAAAGGGATTTCATTTGCAGAGCGACTCTTTGGGGGCTCAGAAGATGTTAATAAGGCTATAGAGCAGGAAGAAAAGCTGACCAGCCTCCAGGAAGCCAGCATAGCCAAGCGCGAGCGCATGATTGAAAACCAGGCTATGCAGGACGAAAAGAGAAAGCTTAAGGAAATCCAGACCATGGAGGCCACAGAAGCCGAAAAGACAGCAATCTTTAAGAGATACTGCGATCAGCGTGAAGCGCAGGCCGTGCAGCAGGGCGCGGCCATTCGTGCATCCATGACGCAGGTCTACACTTCAATCAATGCTTCTGCCGTCGGGAGCGCCAATGTGCAAAAAGCGGCGCTGGGGCAGGTGACTGCTTCCGCCGCTCTTGCAAGCCGCGGCATCGGCGCGGTAGGAACGAATGCTGAACTGGCGGGGGCCAGGACTATAGGAGCCATGGGAAAGGCCACGACCGTTATTTCCAATGTAGGGAAGATGGTGTGGGCCCTTGCCGGCGGATGGCTTGGCGTGGCCACGGCTATAGGCATCTGCATTTATAAGCTCTATGAGTTTTACAAGGCAGAGCGGAGTAAGGCTGCCAATGACCCGGTTTATACATATAACGGGAAGAATTATCAGTACGACGCCGATTCAAATGTCATGGTCCGGCTGAAAGATAATGGCACCCGCATGAATGTGTACAACCAGGACGAAATGAACGGAGCTTACCAAGCGGCTCTCGATCAGGGGCTTGATATAGAGGCGGCTAAGAATAAGAATAACGATCTCGACGAATCTTTGGTGAAAGCGCAGGAAGATTATAAGAAAACCGTAGAAGACGCCAGAAGACAGATGGAAGAGCTGACCGCGTCACTCAAAAATGGTGGGGATGCGGTCGAATCTGTAGGGAAAGCCGCAAGTACGGCTGCTCCAAAACTGGAGAAAGCGCCCATTCTCAAAAATGTAGAAGTGCCTGTCGGAGAAATTGCCGCGAGCCTAGCGGATTCCATCACTACTGACCAGCGTGGATCACAGTGGCTTGGCCCTTTAACTGATGATATGGAGAATTCCTGCATGTCCTTTGTAGCCCAGATGTGGAAGGACGCGGGAATTTCAGACGCTTCCCTTTACTCTGCAAACGGAAACGATGTAGATGCCGCCTTTTCGAACAAAGGAGCCTGGCACGATGCAAACGGCCCGTACAATCCGGAGCCTGGCGACTATGTTTCCGGGCCGAAACATGTGGGCATGTACATCGGAAACGGCATGGTCGCGTCCAGGGACTCCAGCGGAGGACTCCAGCAGCACAGCTTGGAGGAGTTCCGCCAGATGTTTGGCATTAATGGGTACGGGTCTATTCGAGAATATACCGGCGGCATGACATCCAGCAGGCAGCTTGACGAAGCGGCCGCAGCGCAGGAAGCTGCGCTCAAAAAGCTGCAGGAAGCGAAACAGCAGGCTGTACAGCTCTTCACATCCATGCAGAATGAAATCGAGCAGCAGACCGGCACAGCCTGGTCCCAGGGGATGGGAAAAATTGCCCAAGACGTTCAGGCAAAGCAGCAAAAGATTAACGAGCTTCAGAATGCCGGCGTGCCGGATACGGCCATAGAACAGCTGGAAAAGAAACTGGCTGAATACCGCAATGTCATGGTGGACCAGATGGAAAAGAAGAGAAAAGAATCTCTCGACAAGATGGTTACCGATACGGAAAGGGCTAATGCGGAGCTAAAAGGCGATTATAAGAGTCTGGCCAATGCTGAGTACGAATCAACCGTTCAGGCGCTGAACCGGGAGCGTGAGGAGCGGGTCAAAGCAGTGGCCAAAAACAAAGATGACAAAGAGTCAATGGCTGCTGTTGAAGACTGGTATACAGCGCAGGTACAGGCGGCTGCAGAAAAAAGGGCAGAAGCATATAGAGACTCTTTTGAAAAACAGATGAAATATTCCATTCAGCATCAGGATATTTCCAGGTTCTTCGGCCTCATGAACAGCGATGAAGGAAAGAATTTCATCGACTGGGAATCCCAGAACGGAGGAATGGAAAAATATTACAGCGAATGGAAACGCCTGCAGGAAGACGCCCATGAATCCATGCTCAGTCAGGTGGCTGATGTTTCGGCTGCTACAGAGAGTGCCTTTCAGGATTTCTTCAACAGCCTGGTAGAAGGAAAGGAGACCTTCGGGGATGCCTTCGCCGATTTGGTAGACTCCATCCTCGAATCCATGGTCCAGCAGATCACCGATAGATGGGCGGCCCAGATTACGAATGCTCTCTTTGGTGGCATTCTGAACCCCGGACAGAATAATGGTGGAGACTTTGGAGGAAATATGCTTTCCGGCGGCATGAATACATTATTTAACGCCGGAATTGGAAGTCTTTTCGGAGGAGGGTTGTTCAGCGGCGGAAATTCCGGGGCTGGAAATAATGGCGGAGACGCTGTTTCAACCCTGACGGGAAGCATTACTAGGTGGACTATGGGAATGGATAAGGCCAGCATGGCCACCGACCTACTGACCGGATCGACCACCGGCTTGAACAAGATTTCGGGTTCTTATAATGCTATTCAGTCCATTATTGCCACTACTACCAAGCCAACTGAACAGGCGGCGGACGTTTCCGCAACAAGTGCCATGTGGAGCCTGGAAATAGCAGCTTATTCCGCAGCTGCAGCACTGAAGGCTGTAGGTTTCGGGGCCGGTGGATTTGCTTCCGGCGGAGCCATCAGCGGACCGGGAACAGCGACGAGCGACTCCATCCCGGCTTTTCTTTCTGACGGTGAATTTGTGGTCAGCGCTTCAGCCGTGGACCGGGTAGGGCTTCCACTGCTTGAGGCTATTAACAATGGCCGATACCCGAGGTTCGCCGCAGGCGGAGCAATCGGAATAAGAACGCCAGGAGCGGAGGCGCCAGCGGCCTTATACGGTGGAAATGTTACGCTCAACGTATCCACCATGGATGCGGCAAGCTTTGCAGATTTTCTGCAGCGGAGCGGCGGGAAGGCTATTAAGCAGTTTTTACTTGATACGGACCGGGATTACACCGGCTCGAGCGATGTTTGGTAAGGAGGCGGATCATGGCTATAGTTATTTTTCCGGCGAATATCAAGCTGGCCTACGCATCCACAAAAAGCCAGAGCTGGAATGTCACAGTAAAGACCCATGGGAGTGGATCAGTAAGAACGCAGACGAATCAGCTGTATCCAGCCTGGTCTATAAAGACTAAGGCCAACTACCTTACCGATGCGGAGGCGAGGAGCCTGCAGGGGTTTATCGCCAAGACAAAAGGCGGAACGGAGCCCTTCTTCTGGTTGGACCCGGAGGACCATCAGGAAATAGGAACGCCTCTCCCTATGATCACTGCCGGCCTGTACCAGCTTGTTATGACGCAGGGGGACTACAGAGAACCTGTAGATTATGCCGATAACATTACGGTATACGTGGATGGTGTCGAACAAAAGAAAAGCGATTATTCTCTCACCACATCCGGAGGTATTAAATTTACCAAGGCTCCGGAATCAACAGCTAAAGTGACTGCGGACTATCGGTATTATTTCCACATGTACATTCCGGCGGGCAAAATCTCAATTAATCATGAATTTGATGATTTCAACCGAACTGATTCGTTCACCATGCAGGTTTGGAGGCCGGGGACAAAATGAAAGACGTAGATACGAACCTTGCCGCCTATCTGGCAACAGTAAAAAATATCACCTCCTGCGATCTCTACCGACTCGTGCTGTCGAACGGAAATGAGTACAGGTACTGTGATACGGATATAGACATCACCTACAACGGCCTGGTCTATCCGCACAACGCGCTTATCCTGAGCCGGAAGCAGACAAAAATCAACAGCACCATCACAGTAGATAGCATGTCCGTGACAGTTTACACAGGAAAATCGGATAAACTGGAAGCTAAAGGTTTTAGGAAGGCGCTCCACGGCGGGAGCCTGGACAGAGCGGAAATGTACATCAGCCGTTGCTATTTCAGGGACTTAACCGTCGCGGGAGTAATAGATTTGTTTTCCGGAAACGTAGAAGTCAAGTCTGCCGGCGGTCTCAAAGTGGAGCTTACCGTTAAAGCAAAGACCCAGGGGCTTAACATGCAGTTTCCGCTTAGGAAATACTATCCCCAGGGGACCTATACCGTTAACAGCGGAAATAAGGTTATTTCCGCAACCACGGAAGAAAGCACCTGCCTGATTGCGCCGTTCGTCCCAAGAAAGGAAATCCTGCTATGACAGATGGAGGAAAAATAGCCGCAGCGGCGCTGCCATGGCTCGGAACTCCGCATATTAACATGGCGAGGGTAAAGGGGAAGGGAGTAGACTGTGGCATGCTCCTCATCGGGGCCCTGGAAGATTCTGGAATCATAAGAAAAGGAAGTATCGAAATAGCTCCGTATTCTAACGAATGGCATCTTCACCATTCCGAAGAATGGTTCCTGGGCTATGTAAAGAGGTATTGCGACAGGGTTCCGGCTGCGGATATGCTCCCGGGGGACTTTCTTCTTTATCAGTTTGGCCGGTGCATATCTCACGCAGGCATTTTGGTAAGACCAAACCTTGTTATTCACGCTGTAATTAATAAGGGCGTGATTCTAAGCGATCTGGATGAAGTCATGTTTTATGATGCCCACGGCCGCTCAAGGCTTCGGGCAGTGTACCGGTTTAATCGTGATAAATACAGAGAGGTGATTAACTAATGGGGCTTTTCCGAGGGCATACAACTGTAACCCGGGCGAATAAAATTTCAAGCTTTTCAGTGAGTACTGCTGAATACGGAGCTGCTGTGCCAGAAATTTTTGGAACTACAAGACTTTCCGGGAATGTCATTTACTATGACGACTTCACAGCCCACGAGCACAGAGAAAGCCATAAGGCGGGGAAAGGCGGGAGAAGTAAGACTGTAAGTATCACCTACACCTACACCGTAGCGGTCATCATTGGTCTCTGTGAAGGCCCAATAACCGGTATTGGGAAGGTCTGGCGCGATAAGTCTGTATATGCCTATCCTTCAGATAATATTCAGCTGTCACTATTCAAAGGAACGGACTCCCAGGACGCCTGGGCTTACACCAAGGGACGCCACCCGGACAAAGCGCTGCCTTATAAAGGATTAGCCTACATGGCTGGAGTTATCGACCTGGGGGACTCCGGTTCCATGCCGAACTATAACTTTGAAGTAAAGGGAAAATTAGTAAACACCGGAGACGGCCTGGATGCAAATCCAGCTGACGTAATACGGTACGTATTGGACAAAGTAGGTCTCTCGAAGGTGGAAATTGAGGGGCTGGACAACTACCGCAGATACTGTGCGGAAAACGACCTCCTGATTTCTTCTCCTTCCGATTCTACAGATGCTGCCGAAGCCAGGGAAATCATAAACAAAATTATCAGCCTTACTAATGCTTACATGTTCTGGTCAAACGACCATTACAAGATTGTAGTCACAGATGACCAGCCGCACGGATCCTGGGCGCCGGATACGACAATTAAGTACGATCTAACGAAGGACGATTTCATTCAACAGAGTGATGGCGCTCTTGTTACCTATTCCCGAAAGGACTCTTCTGATGTCTACAACCAGTATCCAGTAGAGTTCATCAATCGGGAAAATGGCTACGAAAAGGAAACTGTATCCTATGCCCTGACCGATGACATCAACGAGTATGGGGTACGGCAGGCAAGCACGACTAAGGCTCATTGGTTCTATACGAAAGAAAGAGCAGTCAAGGTGGCGGAAGCCCTGGCAAGGCAGGCCCAGTATGGAAGAAACCAGTATACATTCGCCCTCGACTGGGCCTTCTGTCGGTTGGAAGTGGGGGACCTTGTTACCTTAACAGATGAAAATATCGGTTTGGATAAGCAAGTAGTACGTATTACGGCCATTACGGAAGACTCTACAGGCTGCCTTACCGTGACCGCTGTGTCGGTACCGCCCCTAGATGCCTCCCCAGCACAGTACGATGTACACAACGTAGACCGCCCATATATCGACTACAACGCGGAAGCGCCCGACACCGATACGCCTCTAATCATTCAGCCTCCAGCAGAACTAACATCCAATGGCCTGGAAGTATGGATAGGAGCGAAAGGGAAGGGAGATCTCTGGGGCGGATGCGATGTGTACGTGTCCGACGACAACACCAACTATAGGAGCGCCGGACAGATAACCAATACCGCCAGAATTGGCACCCTGGCGGCTGACTGCACAGCTTCGGACACTACACTTACAATCACAAGCAACGGAGATTTTCTGAGCGGGACAAAGCAGGACGCAGAAAGGGGGAATACCCTCTGCTGGGTAGATGGGGAATGCTTTAGCTATGAAACTGCAACCCTGCTGCCCAATGGAAGCTGGCAGCTTTCCGGATGCGTTCGCGGCCAGTACAACACAGCTGCTGCGGCACATAAAGCCGGGACGCAGTTCGCAAGGCTTGACAATGCCCTCCTTAAAATAGATTTCCGGCCGGAAGATGTAGGAAAGACTGTATGGCTGAAGTTTGCGTCTTTTAATATTTTCGGATCCGGAAATCAAGACCTCTCGCAGGTAAAAGCCTATGAATATAGCATCCAGAAGTACTACATCCCCCCGGTAACGAATCTCCTTCTTTATAATCGCTACCGAGAACAGTCGGACGGCGTCAGTCGCTATGATATCGTGGTCAAATGGGATAAGCCCGATTGGCCGAGCTATCTTGAAGGACAGGTATGGTTTAAGACATCTGGAGACATGGCGGAAAATCTCAGCGTCAAAGAAGGTGTGCCAGCCGAAGAAATGGGTTTTTCTGGTCCGTGGCAGTACGCCGGGAGTGGAGAAAATCGGGTTATCATTCCGCAGGCAGTTGTGGGGGATGAATACGAAGTATGCGTGGTGACCAAAGATATTTGGGGAATGACATCCAGCCGTGACCTGGCTCCGTCGAAGAGCCTGCTGGTGGCCATGAAAACGACCATACCGAATGTACCGGATGGAGCAAATATTACCTTTGGCAAAGCGGCAGTGCTTTCCTGGAAAGAAGTTACTAATGCAGACGTAGCCTGCTACGAGGCCAGAGCAGACAGGAATCCCGGAGCTGAGACGCCGGGGCTGCTGGTGCGGACATCCTCTCTATCCGCTGTCGTAGGGCTGCCCAATAGGCAGGGGAAAATTTATCTGTATGCAAGGAGTGCTCAGGGAAAGTATTCTGAGCCGGCCATGCTTTCTTACAATAAACCTGCGCCGAAGAAACCGAAAGCGCCTGCGGTTGTGCCTAAATTGGGCGGAATGGCCATTACAACAGAGGCAATCCCTTCCGACTGCATCGGAGTAAACATCTACATTGATGCGGGAAGCGCAGAAGAAAGCAAATCAATCCATTCGGAGAATAACCTAATCAGTTACCTCTGCGACGCGGGGATCTACAGTGTATCTGCAGCGTTTGTGGATATTTTCGGTGAAGGCCCAAGATCAGATGCCACCACATGCACGGTCAAGGTGGAAATCGACCAATCCATGATAAAGGATGAGGCCATCAGTCTTGACAAGGTGGACAAGAACCTCAAGCAGGTGTTCAACACCACAATCCCCGATATGGAGAAAGGTATTACTCAGAACTCCGACAGTATCACCGCCTTGGTGAAAGACGGGAAAGGCTATGCGTCCGCTATCGCCCAAAACTCCACAAGCATTACGGCCGTAGTCACAAATCTCAACAGTAAGGACGGGTATAAAAATTACACGGCACTATCACAACTTGGCGATGCCATCAATCTTCGCGTCGCAAAAAATGATGTGATTAATCAAATCAACATGACCAGTGAAACCACAACCATCGACGGGAAACATCTGCACGTGACGGGAAACACTGTGTTCGATAAGAATGTTATTGTTTCCGGCATGATTCAGTCCGGGGCTATAACTGCGGATAAGATAGATATCTCAAACGGAAGCAATAAAGCTCGAGTAGAAATTCATAATAACTTAATAGAGGTATACGACGATAATGGTGTATTGCGAGTGAGAATGGGGGTGTGGGATGAATGACGCAAAAACAGGGAATGCAGGTTTTCGATGCAAACGGAAACCGTATAGTTGACATAACTGACAGATTACAAAAAATCCTTGGCGTGGTAAGCATTAGCACGCAGAATGGGTCAATAAAAAATGAACTGCTCAAAAATGGAGACCCATGGTATTTCTTTCTGGATGCTGATAACAGTGGGTTTGGAATGTCGGATAATCCAGTATCAGTGCCGAGCGTAACGATTAATGGAGACACTTTATCGTGGGATTTCAAGCAGGGAGTAGTTAATTGCAAGCTGATGTACGGGGTGTATTGAAATGGCCAACGCAGGACTTTCTGTTTATACTGCCGACAAGCATTTGATACTTGATGAAAATTATCAAAATCTGCGATTATCAAGGAAAATCAAGCTGACTGGGACGGGGACGACAACCGGAACTTTTGAAGATGGCGAAATTCTAGCGGCGATTGGTGGATTGGATGCGTCAGTCAACATTGATGCTTATTGCGAAAACGGCTCTACCGGATACACCGCTATTGTGAATACATATGTAGAAGGGCTTTACATTTACATCTTCTCCAACAAATACGAGAAAAGGAACAGTGGTGTAGGGCTTCAAGTGTTCAATGCCAATGGGAATGTTATTTATGATTCAAATGACAAATCGCCAGTCATAATTGCTTCGCTGAACAATAAAGATTCAGCCTTACCGAAAGACAAAAGAATCGCCGTAATTTGTGGCTCGCCGAGAAAAGAAATCGAGACATCTATTTTCAATAGTCAAACGATAACCCAAGATTCAAAAATGGAACAGACATGGGTTCCGGAGACGAGCCATATGGAAACAGTAGATAACCCAACATTTGAAAACGTTACAGTAAAAGAGGGGCATTTTGAGTGGCAGACACATCAAGAATGGGACCCAATAGAAAATAGGTACGTAACAAAAGGTGAAACGGTATGGGTTCCACCAGTTACAGAAATGCAGTGGGTACATCATTATTCGCAAAAGAAAGTTGTAGACACGCCAGGCCACTACGAAACGAAGTGGGTGCCAATTACTGTCACGACATATTACGTTACATCGACTGTCGTGGAAACAGATAAGAATTATGCAATATCAGACGGGAAAATACAGCTCAAAGAGTATAGTCAAAAAACGTTGGCGTCAAAAACAGAATATTCTGGTTCCAAAGAAGAAGTATGGAACGAGATACCTGGCTTTTTTTACCATAAAACTCACCCATATGCTTATAACACAACATCGGATGTATCTACTTTTTTGGCTATTGATGTTACCAATCTTTAACGAAGGGAGATGAATATTATGAAAAAAACAGCTTACCAAATTCCCGAGCTGCGCGACGAGAATAACAACATCATTCAGAACGGGGCGTTTGGGCGTAAAACCGCATTTGTAACGGCGGACAATCAAGGAGTGCTGGACTACATTATGAACGATCTGGAAGCCTTGAAGGACATGCAGGCCGGAGCGTATACGTTCGTAGATTCCCTCCCAAGTACCGGCGATGTAACCAAAGTCTATGTGGTAAAAAGCACCGGGAAATTATACAGGTGGGACGCAGAAGGCGCCTCTTGGGTTTCGTTCGATACCGCAGTGAACGGCGTCGGTATTGCTTCCGCCGACATGGACGTTGATGGCACTCTTACCCTAAATCTGACGAATGGTAAAAAGGCAAGTACTACTTTCAAGCCACTCCAAGAGGCGGCTAAAATCGTCAATACGGCGGCATCCTCCGCATCCGCGGCGACTGATGCCAAAAATGCGGCTCAGACCTATGCCCAGCAGGCCGAAGCAACGGCAAAGGCTATCAAGGAAAAAGAAATCCTTGCTATCACTGATACTGTAAGCCTTGCCGTGAACACGGAAGACGGCGGACTGGACCTTGTTGTAACAACTGAATAAAAAGGAGGAATAAAAGCATGGCAACACAAACTTTTAATTTCCCACGGCGTGAGGATTACACTCGCATTGCTGCGGCCATAGAGTCGCAGAATGAAATTTTTAAAAATCATTTCAAAGCGGCCGGGGAGTCGGTAGCACGTTCGTGGGAAGGCTTCCGCAATCTCTGCCGCACAGGCGGCGTACGGGCTTATTATGCCGTCGGTGACCAGCTCCAGTGTAAAAAAGGCGATACAACACTGACATGGGATATCGTCCACATTGGCACTAGAGACGACGGTCAGAACTACGTCATCTTACAAATGCACGATTGCTACGGTAAGGACACGATGGAATTTGACGCCCGCGAAGCCATTTTCAAAGCAACAGCAGACATCCCGGCTGGAACGTATCACTTTACAGCATCAACGGCTGGCATTACGGACACGAGTTGGACGGACTCTAGTAAATCCGGATGGAGTAAGACCTGGCAGTTTACTACAACAAAGGCAATCCCGAAGGGCGGTATCCTTTGCTTTGCAAATCCAAAAGAATGGAACACAGACCTGTCAACGGTAGGTGTATCGAGTTTTGCGGCGAATGATACATCCGAAGCAATTGAAACCATGACGATCGCCGAAGGATCCGGCGGAACGGACCTGGCAACGTTGGGCACTATCAACCACGCGCAGCGAATTTGTTATGGCTACAATCGCTACAGTCAGTCTAATATCCGACAGTGGCTAAACAGTAAAGCTGCAGCTGGCCAGTGGTTTACGCCGCAAAGTGATTGGGATAGACCGCCACATTATTCTACCTGGGCTGGCTTTATGAACGATATTGACGCCGACTTCTTAGCAGTTGTATCCAAGAGTCAAATCATCACGGATATTAATAAAATCAGCGATAACGGCGGGCACGATGTAACGCAGGACTATTTCTTCTTGCCGTGCATGAAGAACCTTAACGGCGGTGATAACACATGGGATAGTCCTACAACAGCCGTCCAGGACATCGAAGATACCGTCGTCTGGGACTACTATACAAAATTCAGGATGGATGGAAAAACCGGTGCGAATGCATACGAAGATAGCAACCGCGCAAAACGTAGAGCGGGGAATCCGGAAACAATCTGGTATTGGTGGGAACGTTCGCCGTATCCCGCCGTTGCGTATTCCGTCCGCGGTGTGTACCCGTCCGGGAGCGTGTGGTGGGACCGCTACGCGTACGGCTGGAGCGGGGTGGCCCCGGCTTGTCGAATCAATTGATCGATAATCGGCCGCCCAAAGGCGGCCCGCTAGAGGAGGCGATATATTTGTCGGTACCAAAATCGAAACGAAAAGAAACACCACTCACAGTACTGACCGATGCACAGCAGTTGGCGGCGTACACAGTGTTATTATGCTCAGATGAAAAGCGATTTCCGAAGAAATATAGACTATCGTTTACATCGGACATTGAGAAAGAAGCAGTAAATATTGTTGCGTCCACATCAAAAGCCAATGCTGTATTTGTGAATGACGAAGAAAGTTATAAATTGCGCCGCACATATCAACAAGAAGCTATCGCACAAGTAGCCGGGCTGCAAGCTAGAATGCAAGTGGCTTACAAATTATTCCCGCAGCTCAAGACAATGGGAGAAGCCGATAAAAAGAAGAGAATCAACATCGCATGCTGGTCCGGCCAACTATACAAAGTCAAAACCGGGTTGATAGCATGGAAGAAATCGGATGCAGAAAGATATAAAGATTTAACCGGTCAGTAATAAGGTTACAGGCCAACCGCTGTAAAGGCCGTATCCCGCCAATGCGTATAACGTCCGCAATGTGAACCCGTCCGGGAACGTGTGGTGGAACAACAACGCGTACGACTGGAACGGGGTGGCCCCGGATTGATATTGACCAGACGGAGTAGCAACAGCGAAACCAGTGTCGATAGACAAGGAGCGGGAGGCCTGGTCTCCACGAGAGGAGATGAACAAAATGCCGCGACGGTGGCAGCTTATGCTGGTCCGCCTGCCAGCGCGGCGTTCCGACATGGAACAAAAATCGGAATCAATCAAAGATAAAGTTACAGACTTTTCCAATCTTTACGAAGCCATGGAGCACTGCACCCGCGGCGTCAAATGGAAGCCGGGCGTGATACAGTACCTGCAAAATGGTTTAATCAACACATATAAGCTCCAGCAAGACGTCGAGAACGGCACATACAAAATTGGAAAGAAAATCCATTTCAAAATTTATGAGCCAAAGCTTCGCGATGTGGTAGCTATGAGGTTTCGAGACCGTCAAATTGAGCGATCGCTATTGGACAACTATCTCTATCACGAGATCACACGTCACTTTATATACGACAACGTTGCTTGTCAGAAGGGTAAAGGCACGAAGCTCGCAATCAAGCGGCTTAAAGTCATGATGATAAAAGCGTATCGCCTATGGGGCAATGACTATTACATCGCTCAATTCGATATCCGCCATTTCTTTGGGTCCACGCTGCACACAATCGCAAAGCGAGCGATCCGGAAACGGGTTCGAGATGACTGGGCAGTCGATATGGTCAACATGCTTATTGATAGCTTTCTGGGCGATCGTGGCATCGGACTGGGGTCCGACATCGCACAATTTATCGAGTTGTCAGTTTTGGACGGCATGGATCACTATATCAAAGAGCACTTGCATGAGCGGTTTTATTTGCGCTACATGGACGACTTTTTGATAATCAGCAATGACAAGGCCAGGCTGCAGTACGATAAAGGAATCATCACAAAAGGATTGCGTGGTATTGGTTTAGAGTTACATCCATCAAAGACACACATCACGCCGGCCCGTCGTGGCATTAAATGGCAAGGATATAGATACCGACAGACCGAAACCGGCAAGATTATCATGACGGTGGATAAGCAAAAGATCTATCATGAGCGTCGAAAACTCAAAAAGATGGTACGGCTTGTCAAAGCTGGCAAGCTACCGAGAGAAACTGCGGGCCACAGTTTGCAAAGCTGGCGGGCACATGCGAAAATCGGAAACAATCATGGCGTTATCGCAAAGATGGAAAAGTATTATAAAGGTTTATGGGAGGACAAAAATGTTTAGCAAAGTCGACGAAAGCAAAAAAGCGCACGATCAGGAAGTAGAGAATACCTTGATTCGTGCAAAATTGGCAAAAGCAGAATCCAACGTAGACTATTTGTCTATGATGAGCGGAATCGATTTGCCAGAAGAAAGCACCGCGCAGGGCATGGAAACAGAAATCGAAGGAGGAGAAGACAATGAGTAAGCATTACAACAAAGTAAAAAAATGGTTTGATATGGGAATGTGGAGCATTGAAGTCGTAAAGAGCGCAGTCAAGAAGGGCTGGATCACTAAAGACGAATTCAAAGAAATCACCGGCGAAGAATATGACAACGGCTGAAATCATAGAAATTCAGGACGAAATCATAAGACGTCAGGCGGTCATGATTAAAGCTATGGCTCTACAGCTTGACGCCGTTGAAGCATGGGGAACGGAAATTAAACTGATTGACACGTTAAAAGAGAAGCTGGAGAAAACATGATGGATATCTTCGGGCAGATTTACGGGTACGCTTATAAATCAATTTGCAACATTACAACAGGCTGGCCATTCAAACTTGCCAGTGGGGCAGTGCTCTTAACCGTTGCACGGCATGCCGCCTTGTTTACGGCCTTTTCACTGCTCGTTGCACTTGATTTATTCGCTAAATTCATTGCGCTGTCTTACAAGATGATAAAAGCTCAGGGCGCTGAAAGCCCATCGCTGTTGGAATCAATCAAAGCAATTCCGGAAGCACATCGGCAGCGGATTATCAACTCGCATGAGATGAAGACGCAATTCATTGGAAAAATCATCGTTTACATCTTGGCAGTCATTGCGGCGGCACTGGTTGATTTTATGATTGGCCATCTTAACTTTAGCCAGATAGTCATCGCTTACCTGGCATCGACGGAACTTCTGAGTATCGTAGAAAATTTGGACGATGCAGGCGTGTCAACCGTGCACGAATTGGTTGGATTGATTAAGAGAAAGAGGGTGTAAAGATGAATGTTATCGATTTATCAGACTGGAATGAAAACATTGACTGGTCACGAATTATAGACCAGGGAATAGGCGGCGTAATTGTAAAAATTTCGGAAGGGTGCACGCTCAGCGAACTTTTTGCAAAGAACATTGCCGGCGCATCCGCACGTGGCCTTCCGTGGGGCGTTTACTGCTACACCCACGCACAGACAACAGCACGAGCGGAAGAAGAGGCAGCGGTCGTTATTGACGCACTGGGCACTTTGGGATATGGAACACCGGATTTAGGAATCTGGCTCGACATCGAGGCTCCAGAAGTAGTAGGGCAGGATGCTGATGACGTGACCGCAATTTGCAGCGCATTCATATCCGCCTGCAATGCCGCCGGCTATAGCGCTGGAATCTATGCAAGCCTATCAACGCTGACAGACTGCATCAACGTTAATGATCTTGCCGACTATGTGCCGTACTGGTGCGCTCAGTATGCTGAAAAATGTGACTTCTTGGGTTATTACCCTGACAGTAGACTTGCAGGGTGGCAGTGCACAGACAGCTACAATATAGACGGAAACAATTACGATCTGTCAGTTTGGTACTAGGAGGCCCGAAATTGTGGATAACAAAAAGCAGAGACTTTATGTTACTGCCGCTCTTGCTTGCGTCGTTCTTCTTGCCGGCTTTGTGTGGTTCTTCTGCGCGGGCAGAAGCGCTGTATCAGATATCAGAAGGGGAGCTCAATCAGTTACAGAGCAACTTGATAGAGCTGAAAGCGGACAACGAGAAGAAACAAAGTCTCTTGAACGAGCAGCAGAAGCAGCTTCAACTAGTCAACGAACAGCTGGAGAAATCCAGAAAATTGAACGAAGAGACGCAGACCTCATTAGCGGAAGCGAG